CAAATGTTAAAAAGAATTTTAAAAAAACAAAGCAGAGACAATCTTAGTCTAAGAAATTACGTATCTTATTATAGAGTAAAAAAATTTGAAAACTTCAATTATGAAAAGGACAGATATTCTTTTGAAATGGATAATGAATATTATGAATTTAGTTTAAAAGGAGAATATATAACAGTTCATGAAAGACATGATATTTTTATCAGATTGTTAACAGGTGAAGAAGAAGGAACTAACAGATTTTTAGAAATAAATAGAAATCCAGATTATTATCTCAAAAGGAAAAAAAAAGAAGAGTCTTTTATTGTGGAGTTCAAAACGAGATCAAATAAGATCAGTTATGAGGAAATTAAACATGATATAATAGACAAATATTCAGTCTGTAAAGAATTTGATAGAAATTTAAAAATAGATTCCAAACTTTTTTACATTATAGGAGGGAAAGATTTTATTCAAACAAATCTCCAATTGGATTATGAAGAGACTGAATACATACAACTAATGTCCTCTACTGCTTTTGAGATTTTTGAATGTTTTGATAAGAAAAATGTAAGACTATTTGAAACAGACTTAGATTATATTCTTTTTGAGAAATTTTCTTATGAGTTAAAATCTTCAGAGATGTTATCTAGTATTTCAAATGAAATTGCACTTCACTGGTTGGTTGAAGGATTCAAATATAATAGAGGAAACTATGAAGATTTTATTATCAAATTAATAAATTGGAGAAATGACAGTAAAAATAAATTCAAACCATCTCCAGATTTCCATCTTATCATGAATGTTGAAAATGAAAAAAATAGAGAATTTGGTTTTAAAGAATATAAAAAAAGAATAAGCCCTTTTCCATTGATTTTGAATCCAGATGGGAAGAAGATTAATTTACTCTCAGCAGATTTTTTGGACAATCATAGTGGTATATACAACCTTTGGAGTCAAGTAATAGGGAAAGAAGCCAATCCAACGTATTCGAAAGAAAAAGTATCAAATCTATGTCATGAATATTATGGAATAAATGAAGAACTTTTAAAGTATGGTATTAGAGCAAAATCTCAAAAAGACCATGAAATTTTGAAAAGAAGAAATGCAGAAAGTAAAAAATTTATAGATATGAATAGTGATGTATCATTTATTGATAGATTTATAAATGACGAAAACACCTATATTTATCAAAGAAATTCAATCTATGATGAAAACAAGAAAATTTTCAAAGAAGAAGAAAACAGATTGAATAAATTTCTAGTTGCTAAATCTGAACTTCCATTCTTAGAAGAATTAGAAGAAGATTGGATGTCACAGTGCATGATAAACATCTCAGCTGTAACTCAAGAGATAATTGCTTCAGGTAAAATTCCTACAAAAGGAAACAAATGTGTGTACAAGAGAGTGCCAAACTCAGAAATTTATATTTTACAAGTAAATACAGCAATTGGAGTCGGAATCTCAATGTATAGTCTAGCCATACCTATAAATGCAGAAAATAAAATAAATTTCCATCATCCTTATTTCTCAAATATAGTAGGAAAAAGTGAATCTCATTTCTTTACAGATTTTTATACTTTAGATGATGGAAAAAGATCACATTATGTGAATTTAAGCGAAACTTATCAGACTGTAAAACTTTGCTATTTTGATATGCTTAAAACAACTTTTCCCCGAAGATTTCCTGACACAGAAGTTAGAGATCCTTGTAATCTTAAATATAAATCTGGATGTTCAGAAGCAATAAGAGACTATAAATTAAATGATGAATATTTCACTAATCTAAAGAAAATTAATTCTTCTAAAGACAGCTCAGAATTATATGATGATTTTATGTATTTTAAAAAGATTATGAAAATCATTTTTTTAAAAATGATGCATGGAGGAGATAAAGTGAGTTCTGTTTTATCTCAAGTGAGATTTATGGTAATGGAGAAATTGTCTAAAAGCAAGAGTAATCCGTCTAAAATGGCCAGTAAAGTGTCTTTTAGAGTAAGGGATCCTTTGCATTTATGGATTTTAAATAGAATGAATGATTTTTGTAGAAATTTGAATAAACCTAAAATTCTTGATGACAGAATCATAGGATATAATTCTTTTTTCTTCCCAGAATTGAAAATATCCAATATAGATATTATTTTCTCAGAAATATTTATTGGAAATTTGCATCCTAAAGAGCCTCAGATGTATCAACAGCAAGTTAATTCAATAATGAAAAAAACAATAAAAGAGGAAATGTTGATGCCTAATATAAGTGATAACATGGTTACTAGCACTTCCATCAAAGAAGTTTTAGATGTTTTAAGATTTGAATTATTCGGAGAATGTAGATCTCAAAATATTCAGAGAATCTTAGAAGAAAATGAACTGAAATATTCTGTAGAGTATCCTAAGCAGAAAGAACACATCAATTACTTTCTGAGATCTAAGGACAAAAAAATATTTGAAGAAATAGAAGAGAAAAAATATTCTGAGGTGAATAAAGCTAAAGAAAATAACTTGAAGGAATTATTAGAAATCAAAGATGATTTGAAAAAGGATAGAAAAGAAAATCCAGATGATGAAGAAGAAAGATTATTGAACTATAATGATGAAGTATTTCTTGAAAATCTAAGATCAAAGAAAATCTTTAATCTAAACAAAGAATTAAGTGACATTTCTACTTCATATTACAATTTTACAGAAAATGAAAATAACAAATATATCGGTATAGGAAAACCCAAAGATATTTCTCATACTTTCAGTAATATGTTTAGTAAAGTGGGAGCAATTAAAATAAAAGAATATTTTGACAAAAAGAAAGGAGGATGGATAAATTTCGTAAAAAAAGTGATATACAATGTTTTTGGAACACATGTTGTCGATTTTGAGAGGATGACATCTAGTTCTTTATTAGTATATGAATGCATTGAAGAATACAGAAAGAAATCCAAAGAATTCAGTGGCTTAACTGATGAGGAAATATGGCAAAAAATGGGAAACAATTTTGGAAGAGAGAAATTTAACTTTGCACTTTGCAAATGGATTATGAAAAATATAATAAAACTCAGACCTTATATGGATATAGAATCTTTGACAAGCTATATTGATGATAAAGAAAATAATTTTGAAAATTGTTTTCATATGTTTGCAAAAGGAGGGTTAACAACAAGGGAAATCTTCATAGCTCACATAATACCTTTATTAATGATTCAACTAACTGAAAAAATAAGCAGGAAAATTTGTGAAGAGCTAGATTCAGAAATGTTAACAAAGGGAACAACAAAACATAAAATGCCAGAAAATCACAATTTGAAAGTTGAAGAGACATTGGAGGAATTTGAAAATGCAGGTCTAAAGACAAGCAAAGTTACTTATTCTTACTCAGGAGATCAGCAAACATGGTGTCAAAAATTTACTCAAATTGGAATGGGATCTCTCCTCTTTCATTTATTTTCTGACTTTCCATCCTTGAATTCTTTGTTGATGTATATCCAAAATTTACATTCTGGTAAGAAAATCTTGATTCCTCCTTCAATAGTTAAAAGCTTTTTAGGATCAGAAAAAGTTATGAGTTATGACGCTTCTCTGAATTTTTTATCAGAAGAAATGAGAAACAAATATTTCAAAAATATAGACAGTAAGATATTAGGAGACAAGGTTTTCAAATTTTTAAATAGATCTAATATGATGCAAGGAATTCAACACTACTTATCTTCTTTATTGCATGCTTTCACTCAATTAATTGAGGAAGATTGTAGTTACATTTATATCATGAAAATGTCTTATGACTGGAAAAATCTGCGAGTGAGAGTGATACAAGATTCTCAAGTTAGTTCTGATGATGTTGGAAGAAAGAAAACAATAGTTGTGGGATACAATAAAAATGATATTGATATTGAAAAAGAAAGAGATTTCAAGATTCAATTAAGGAAAACTCTAAAAAAGATTTTGAAAGAAACAATGTACATAGGGGAAATTTGTACTAATGGAATAGGAGCTTCAAGTTCATATGAAAAAAGCACTTCTACATTCAGAAATTTGTATGAATTCAACTCAGAATTTTTTGTCGGAAAGAGATTAGTAAAAGTCCTATTAAAAAATGCTTATAGTTTGTTTCAAACTCCAGTGACATCTAATCCTAGAAATTATTCTGAAGGTTTGTATGCAGTCTTAAAAAATATGGTTGAAAGGGGACTTCATTTAAAAACAGCTTATTGGATTTCTTACTTTTGTATGAGAAGTAATTATAGAACTTTAGGATTAGGACATATGAATTTCTTTTCTGAAAAATACTTTCCTTCTATAAAAGTTAACAAATTAACTACTTTAGGATATTGTCAATTATGTCCTATTATATGTTGTGGTATTTTTCCTATGTCATTTAATGAGTATTTAACATTTAAAATGGATGAAAATTATAGAAAAGCTTTAATTTATACTTTTACTGATGAAAATTTCGAGGTTTCAAATGAAGGTATCTCAAGTTTAAGCATTAAGTTATCATTAAAAAAAGGAGAAAAATACTTAAAAGAAAATCTAGATAATATTATTAGTTTAGAAGGAGATAATAGATTAAAAAACAACCCTTTATTATACTTAGAAAGACAAGTGGATGACAAAGATTTGTACATTTCACTTTTAAAAGATAGAATAGAATCAATGCCTGAAAATTTTGCCTTATTTGGGATATCTAAAAATGTCCAAAAATGGAGAACATTTATGTTTATAACTAGTGAAAAAATATTCAAAAGTGGTGCAATGAGCATAAAAAAAAGTTTATATGAAATATCTGAGGAGATTAATGATAGATTAAGTGTTATTTCAGATAACAACAGTGTGAAAAACATC